AAGTGCACTGTTACATGGGTGCTTTTAATTTAGATAAGTCATTGGCTTTGGTTTACAACAAAAATAACTCTGAGATTTACACCGAGGTAATTGCTAAAAACGAAGAAATTTATCAGTCCATGTTAATTAAAGCTGAAAGAATTATTACGTCTGAACAACCACCAGAAAGCTTGGTGCCTGAAACCGACTGGCGCATCAAAAGCATGGCTAAGGGATCTAGAGATGTTTACATGCAAAGAGCTTACCCAGCTAAAAAGAATTGTCGTAATTGTAAATACAGCAAACCTTTGATAGATGTCAGTGGTGCTACTTGGGTTTGTAACAAAGGCCAAAGAAAACTTTTAAATCCTAAGATGCAGGCAAAAGCTTGTGAAAACCATGAGTGGATCACTGGTTTAGTGCCATTACCTTTCTAATTTTTTGTAATTTATTATAAAAATATAGTACAATTTACATATCTCTTGTAATAACAGGGAGGTAATATGAAAAACTTAAGTGATTTTGATGATCCTATTATTGAAAGATGTGGCTGTAAACCTATTTGGATTAACTCATCTACATTTAATTCTTTAAAAGAGTTTGCGTCAGACAACAAAAAAGATGTGAAAAACATAGTTGAATATCTTGTGGTGTTTGCCTTAAATACTCATCAAAGAGACATAAAAGAAAATATAAGTTTTGATTTAGAAAGCTTGTAATTGTTTCTTTAATTTGTGGTTGACAATATTTTCACACCACCAAGAAAATATGTCCTCTGATAAACTGTGCTTCATAATATTAACTCTGTAAGCCACCAGTTGAATATTGCCAACCTTATAACCATCGTTTGGATTGATTCTATCAAGCGAAGCATTTAAATCTTTTTTACCCTCACCATCTTTAGCATGAGTCATGAGCAGCCCAGAAAGGGCGCAGAAGCCCTCTTGTTTCTCCCAGAGATCTATTACATCATCTAAGACAATTTCCCACTCTAAATCAGGTCTTTTGTGTTTTCTAGTGCTTTTTAATTGAGTGAATATAATTGATAAATATTTATGTGGATCTGAAGCTATCTTAAGATTCTTCTTTTTTTGATAACAAATACGACAAATGCTTCGGTATGAGACAGTGCCAGTGATTCTGGTTTTAGGTTCAAAATCTTTAATCCTCTTCCGTTTCCTACAAACAGAACAGGTTTTTGTTTTTAGGGCCATGTTATTCTCTAGGAGAAGATACTATCTTTATTACCAATCCTGGATAAAGGGCTTCCACCAATTTCTTTTTAAGTTTGAAGACATCGGTTTGCACACCTTTGGTATCTTCCACCACCTCCTCGCCTCTGGCGTTTTTATATTTAAAATCTGCTTTGTAAAGACAAACCTTTTTGCCCTCAACAAAACACGGGTAGGGCGGATGCACTTCTATTTCAGATACTGCTCCCGCTTGTTCTAGTTCTTTTAAAAATTTATACCTAGCTGCTTCTAACTTGCTATCAAACACATAGCCATCAAGCTTAACTTTAATCGCACCATATTTGTTATAAGCCATTTTTTAATATACAATAATTTATCAAAAATAAGAAAGAATCAACATATTAGGAGAATCTTACATGACTCATGTTACCATAGGTGTGAACAAAGAAACGCATAAAAAACTTAGCCAACTGGCTTCATTAACTCATCGTACTAGGGCTAATACTGTAGAGTGGTTAGTTGACCGAGCAATTGATCAAATACAAAAAGCTGAAAAAAACGGTGGGGCCGAACACATTAAGTTTGGACTTTAGGTACCTCCCACTAATTTTTCTAGCTCTTGCTGTCTTAATATTTGAGCTCCTGCGCTTTGGTTAGGTTGTCTTGGATCTCTAAATTGACCTTCAAGATTCTGTTGTCTTAAATCTCTTTCAATAATATTAATAGGAGTTCTTATGTCTTGTGGTGCTGGTGAAGCTCTTAATATATCTATGTTTAATTCAATTGGTCTAAACCTATTACGCATAACGTCTTTATAGTTAGCTACCTTGGCTTTTTTAAGTTGTGTTTCTATTTCTCTTTCTGATAAGCCAAGCGTTTTTGCATCGTCAATCGCTGTGTATAAATCTCTAAAAGTTCTAAATCTTTTTTCATTTGAATTTATGTAAGCGTTTAAATATTGTTCTGCCTCTTTTGGTTCAAATTGTCTTAAGTAAGAATTAAATTGGTTGGTTGCGTCTCTTATTTCTCTAGAAGCTTCAAAACCTCTAAACAATAAAGTTCTATCTATTTGTGGTTTGACTACTTTAAAACCACTAAAAGCTTGTACCATAGTATCAGCTACATCCAGATCCTGACCTGCTTTAGTTTTTAAATCTTCGCCCTTACCTCCAGTCAAACCAAAGACAGCTTTAGGAAAGTTTTTTGGTCTAACGTCAACACCGATTCCTCCATCAGTTCCTAAATCAGAAGCTAGAGTAAAAGGAGTTATGGAAGGTAAAGTTTGTTCAGTTACGTATAAAAGACTTTTTGCTATTCTATCACCAACGGTATCCGACTCTCCCCAAATTCTTCTACCAGTTGCAGTTCTACCATTAGCAGAATCAAGCACAGCTTGTATAGAAAAAGCTGGTTCAACAAAGCTGTTGCTTAACTCTGCAATCGCACCAGTTGTGCCATCATAAAAAGTTCTTAATAAACTTTCTTCATTTCTATTGCCTTCTGCGACTTCCATAAACACTCTATTCACAGGTCTGTTCAAATAATCATAAGGATTCATGTAACTAAAATTAAAAAATTGAGTAGGATTACCATCTTTATCAGAGGCCACTGGTATTAAAGTTGCTGTCTTATCCCAGGGCATCCCGTAAGATCTTTTATACGCTTCTACTTTTTCTTGATCGACTCCAGTTAAAGTTGTGCCTATTCTTTCTAAAGCGTAACCAGTACCACCCAAGGTGAAAGTCGCCCCAGTTAATCTGCGCATGCCTATTTTTTGTATCTCAGGATTTTCACTAGCGACCTCTCTAATTCCTCTAGCAACCGCATTACCAGTATTTCTAAATATTTCTGCTGGGAAAGCTACAAAGTTACCTACTGGAGCTAGTTTTAACCGATCAACAAAACCCATAGTTCTTTGATAGTTTTGTACGGTTTGTTGAGCTATGTCCCCAGCTTCTGCTCTAGCAAACATTTCAAGTCCATCGTCACCAAATTTATTAATAATACTTGAAGGTCTTATAACTGGTTTGCCAAAAGCATTTAACTCAACCAAATCTGCATACCTAGTCATGTTTTTAACAGCTTGCACTGGAACAAAACCATCTGTGTTATTTTTCATGGCTTGTAAAAATCTTTTCTTTTCACCCATGTAACTAAATACACGTGCAGCGTTGTCTGTCATTGAATAAGTTTTTTGTAAAAATTTATCTGTTTGTTTGATGCCGGGAATATTACCAACTCTTGATAAAACAGTACCCCCACGAGTTCCTTCAAAAGATAAATTAGCTAAGTCTCTTATCTCAGCTAAACGTCCACCACCGCCAACTTGGATTAAACCCTCTTCTCTTAATTCTTTTAAAATATTTTCATTTAATTTTTTTGTTTTAGGATTTATTAAACCAGAAAAAGTAGTTTGCACTGCGTCCATGTATCGACCAGTGTTACCAACATTACCATTTAATAAAGCAAAAAAAGGTATTGAAGTAAAGTTTCTTATCTGTGCTCCTGGAGATAAAACAGTTTTACCATATTGAGAAGCAGATTTAATTCCTATAATAGGTTTATACCAACCAAGATTTGCTAATGGATTGGCTTGAATATCACTACTAGCTCTAGTTATCGCATCAAAAAAATCTGCTCTAATAAATTTACCATTTAAAGATCCGTGTTCTTGATTAAACTGTTTAAATTTAATTGGCACGTCATCTGGCCCAACAGTATCAAAAGCAACATTAATATTTCCTTCTTTGCTTGTAGTAATTCTTTTATTATCAAAATAACTTTGATCTCTTAAAAATTTCTTCTCGCCTAAAGCTGCAGCATTTTTATCTAATTTAAAAATATCATCATAAACTTTTGACTTAGCTGTTAAAGTTGCTAATCTGCTTGCCGTTAACGAAGCCATCAGAGCAGTGTTATTCAAAGCAGCTTCTGGAGTTGATTGAGTATAACCAGCAACTTCACCCAAAGCCTTTCTAACTTTTTCTAAGCTATCTAAGTTTCTACCTTTTAAAATTCCTTTATCTACTCTTAGACTATCAACAAAAGCGTCTGCACTTTCAACTCCAATCGCATCTTTATTTTTTGCTTTGGGAATAACCAAATCATTTAAAGCACTTCTAGCGGTTTGCTCATCGACTCCATGAGTTCTCATAATTTGTTCAATGGCTTCTTGCTTTAACTTTGGATCCATTTTAAAACCGCTATCAATAAAAGCTTTATAAACTCTAGTGCCATACAATCCCATATTTTCTTTTATAGCGTCTCTTAACTCGGTGTTAATAAATAAATTAGTAAATTCATCTGCTGTACTGTCACCTGCTTTTAAAACACTGTTTGATAAATTATCAAATTCACTTCTAGTGCTTTCTAATAGTTCTGATATTTTTAAACCTTCTGGTAAATCTATACCTTTATACAAACCGCCATCAGTTTCTAAATTTTTTATTCTTGTTAGTGCTTGTTCCTTTAAACTTTTAGCTGCACTTCTAGCTTCTGTTTGACTTAAATTAGGAAACTCAAAATCAATTTTTACCCTTGGAAACATATAGTCTTCTACATCTCTAGCCAATTGCATTTTTTGTGTTTGACTTGAACTGCCCTTGTTAGTTTTATTTATTGTTCCAATGATGTTTTGAAAAGCATCATTAACAGCATCTTGCGCAGCTAAGACGGTAGCTGTTTTAGCGCCCATTGCTTTAGCTACTGCTACTGTTGGTTTGTCTCTTTTAAAAGTAAAAAGATTTTTTAATCTATCGTAAAAAGTTCTATTCGTATTTAAAAGACTTTCATCAAGCCCTTTGGCTGACAGCTTGCCTTGTGCGCTTAAACCAATCTTAGCTATGTGTGAAGCGGCTGGAGCTACCAAGTCAACACTTTTTTTAGCTGCTGCTTTGGTGCCACTCAAAGCCAAAGGCAAGCCAAATACAAAAGCACTAGCCTCAGCAGCTACATTCATTTTATCTAATAATCTTTTGGCCGCTGCTTCGCTACCATCTAATCTGGCTAATCTTTCTTCATCTGATTCACTGTCTAAAACTAAATCTGAAATAGTAACGGTATCGTCAGTAGCGACTGCTCCATCTACAACACCAAACCCAAGAGCTCCTTTGGCTTTATTAAAAGTTCCTTTGGCTTTGCCGTATCTAGTTAAAACTCCAGCAGCACCTAGTCCTGGAATACCAAACTGACCAAAGAAAGAAGCTATCTCTCCAGCCTGAGTCTTTGGTTTTTCATAAGCAACTCTATCAAAATGTTCTTTAACATCGGCAGTAAGATCTGTATCAGCAATAAAGTCTATAAAAGAAGATCCAGTTTCAGCCAAACCTTGAACAGCTCTTTGTGGGCCAACTAAAAATAAACCCCTACCAATGTCACCAAGCACTCCTGTCTCGCCTTGTTTGGTTTTGTTATAAGCTTCGGTGTATTCTTTTATGGTTTCTGGACTTTCATCTGGAATGAATATTGTTGCTCCATCT